GAGAAATAGGAACAAACAAACATAGTAGAAATTTATGCCAACAATACTCCACAAAATTTATGTACGATAATCCACATAGATTTGAAAGAGTAGATAGACCACAAAAACATAGATATATATTTTTTATAGGAAACAAGAAACAAAGAAAAAAAATGTTTAAAAATTTAAAATACAAAGTGTTTCCATATCCTAAAGGACAAAACACAAACTACGATGCGAGTTATAAAACAACAACCCAAACAGAATTATTCTAAATTAATAACTTATATTCGTTATATATTTGATTAATCAAAGTTTTTCAAAATATGAAAGTAGAAAATAGAGGAGGCAAAAGAAAGGGATCAGGAAGAAAACCTAAAGCTGAAGAGCTGAATCTAATAGAGAAACTAACTCCTCTAGAGCCTTTGGCATTTGAAGCATTAGAGGCAGGATTAAAAAAGGGAGATTTTAAATATGTACAACTCTACTATAATTATTATGCAGGTAGGCCTAAAGAAACTAAGGACATACATATAAACGAAGATCTGCCTATATTTATTGATTGATGCAAATACAAAAAACCCTAGCATTAGATAAACTAAGAAATCTAGATAAGAGAATAAAGATAATTAGGGGAGGATCTTCTGCAGGTAAAACAATAGCCATACTACTTATACTAATTGACTATGCAATAAGGAATCCAGGATCTGAGATTAGCGTAGTATCAGAAAGCGTACCTCATCTTCGTAGAGGAGCTTTAAAGGACTTTCTAAACATCCTAAAGGCCCTGAATAGATATGATGAGAGAAAGTACAATAGAACTATCTTAAAATACCAATTCCATAATTCTAGTTACATAGAGTTCTTCAGTACAGATCAACCTGATAAGCTAAGAGGAGCTAGGAGATCAGATCTTTTTTTAAATGAGTGTAACAATGTAAACTTTGATAGCTATCAGCAATTAGCAATAAGAACATCTAAAAACATTTGGCTTGATTATAATCCTACTAATCTATTTTGGGTAGATAAAGAATTGATAGGCCAAGAAGATACAGATTTCCTTACACTTACTTATAAGGATAATGATAGCCTCCCTGAATCAATAGTAAGAGAGATAGAGAAAGCTAAAGAGAAAGCTAAGACATCTACCTATTGGGCTAATTGGTGGAGGGTATATGGATTAGGAGAGATAGGCAGTTTAGAAGGAGCTTGTATTCCTGATTGGAAAGCAATAGATAAATTACCTAATGATGCTAGGTTACTTTGTGGAGGATTAGATTTTGGATATAGTGTAGATCCCTCAGTTATTATAAACCTCTATAAATGGAATGATGCTTATATCTTTGATGAAATCTTATATCGTAAAGGAATGTTAAATAGAGATCTTAGTTATTTTATCAGGCAGAATAATATTGGTTATAATATATATGCAGATTCTGCTGAGCCTAAATCTATCCAGGAGCTGAGGAACTATGGGCATAAAGTATTTCCTGTAACAAAGGGTAGGGATTCAGTAGTATATGGCCTTAACCTAATAAATCAAAATGAGATCTATATTACTTCAAGATCTAAGAATCTAATAAGAGAGCTGCAGGGATATGTATGGGATAAAGACAAAGAAGGGAATAATCTACAGAAACCTACAGGCCTTCATCCTGATTGTATTGATGCTTGTAGATATGCTTTAATGATGGAGCTAAAGAATCCCAACAGAGGTAGATACATAATAAGATAAAAGTTTTCAAGTTTTTTGTTAATATATCCAATATTTAATTATATATTTGAGTATTACTAATTTAAAAACTAAAACAAATGAATTATAAAATTTTAGAATTAAAAAAAGCAAAAAGAAAATTATCAAGACAAGCTGATAAATGTTTTGATATAACTGAATTAGATTTAATTAATGATGCAATTACTGAGATTGATAAAAAAATCGTAAAAGAAAAAGAGTTATCTGCATACAATAAAAGTTTAGTAACTAAAATTAAAACAAAAGATGTATTTAAAAAAAATCTAGAGCTTTATAAAGATTTTATATAATGGCAATTAAAGCTACAGTCAAATTTATGAATAACCAGGCTAGGCCTGTTTATGTAAATAGAGAGTTCAAAGATAAAAAGCATATTGATAATTTTATTAATTATGCTTTAAATAATTGGAACAATATAACAGTATTAGATGAAGTATTCTATGAAGAAAATTAAATTTATATTAAAGATGATAGGAGAGTTCCTATTTGTATGTACTATATTTTTTATGTATTGGATAGCTATGGTTATCTACTATGGATAAAATTTATTAACTTTAAGTATGCCAATAGACAAAGTAACGAACTTAAAGGATCTTGAGTATTATAATAATATGGAACTATGCTCAAGCCTGGTAAAAAAATGGCTAAAGCTAAAGCCTCATAACAAGGAGCTTAAAAGTTTTAGTGAGAATTTATTTGAGGTTACTCTTTATGTAGTAGAGCTGCAAAGAGATAATGCCTTTCATAAAATAGCTATAAGTGATTATAGAGAAACAAAGAACAAAGCTCTATTAGAGTTAAAAGAACTAAAAGATAAATATGAAAAACTATTAAAAGATTATAAGCAAAATTTCTAAACCATTTCATCATAGTTTGTTTAGATTAGTTAGTTTGTTTGGTTAGTAGGCAGAGGTACAATTTCTGAGTGGTTTGTGTATCTTTAGCCTACTTTTTTTTTTGAGTAAAATGTTAAATTAAATTCGTTATAATAATATGAAAATAAAGTTAGATATTCCTGGCAGTATGGATGACATCACGCTGAGAGATTATAAACACATTTTAAAGATCCAGGATAACAATGATGATCCTAAATTTATAAAGGCTAAAATGCTTGAGATATTTTGTAAGGTATCATTAAAAGAAGTTTACAGGATGAAGTATAAGGATTCAGAAGAGGTAATAACTATGTTAGATAAAACCTTTAATGATAAGCCTTCTTTAGTAAAGAAATTTAAACTAGGAAAAAATCAATATGGTTTCCATACTTCGTTAGATGATATGACACTAGGAGAGTACATAGATCTAGATACATATATAGGAGATTGGGATAATATTGAAAAAGCTATGAATGTATTATACAGGCCTATAATTACAAGCGTAGGAGATAAGTATGCTATTGATGATTATAATGTAGATAATGATAAGTATTTATTAGATATGCCTATGAGTGCAGTAACCTCATCAATTTTTTTTTTGATGAAACTAGGCGTGGATTTATCGAATCATATCCTGAAATCTTTGGAGGAGGGAGATCAGAAGGAGATTTATCAGCAGTATCTAACTTTGGAAAAAAATGGGGATGGTATCAAGCTCTTTGGGGATTATGTGGATCAGACATTACAAAAATTGAACATATCACTAAATTGAATGTTCACAAATGTTTTACCTGGTTAGCATATATGAAGGATAAAAATGAGATGGAGGCCCAAGAAATAAAAAAGAAATTTAAATGAGTAATCAGGGAATAAGAGGATTTTATCAAGTTACAAACACTTTAAAGGAGCAACTCCTTAAAGATCAAAATATCAATACTGTTACTACAGGAGATATATCTGATGTTAATTTAAGAAAGCAAGATATGTTTCCTATGGCCCATATTATTATTAATAGTGTGGTAGTAGGAGAGCAAACTCTTAGCTTTAATATTAGCATACTTGCAATGGATATTGTAAATGAATCTAAAGATAAACCTGTAGATATATTTACAGGAAATAACAATCTCCAGGATATACTTAATACTCAAATGGGGGTACTAAATAAACTAATACAATTATTAAGAAGAGGATCTCTTTTTACTTCTGAATATCAGTTAGAATCAGATCCAACTCTAGAGCCTTTCTATGATAGGTTTGAAAATCAATTAGCAGGATTTACTGCTACAATGGATATTAAAATTTATAACGATATAACTATATGCTAAAATGGAAGTTTCAGAAAATTCAAAATTAACACTTGATCTAAAAACAATAATAGTAATAATATTCTTTACAATATCATTAGCTACTACTTACTTTACACTCTCATCATCAGTAGCTCTAAATTCTGCAAATGTAGAAGAGCTTAAAATTAACTCAGTCAATCCCATAGAGTTCCAATATAAAGATGAGCTTGTAAGAGAAACTGTAAAAAGATTAGAAGAGAAACAAGATGTATTATCAAAAGATATTAATGAGATTAAAGAAAACTTGCAAAAGATAGATGATAGATTATATGAAATAAGTAAAAACAGATGAGAATACTTTTATTAATATTATTATTTACAGGCTCTATATATAGCCAAGAATTTAAAGATGATATTAGTGTAGTACAATTCTCTGCAGGATTTGTAGAAGATTCTGAGATTGAATTAACTCCATTTAAAGTGTATAACATATACTATTTTAAAATGGAAAATAGAGCAGTATTATTTAAAGAAGAAAATATTAAGTATCTACCTACTATAATATTGTACCATAATGGTAAAGAAATAACAAGAGTAGAAAGTGGTATAGATCTTAAACTTCCTGACAATTGTATTGAATTAATTAATAAACATATAGACAAACTAATAGAGGACAAATTTTAAAATGAAAAAACTAATAACAATATTATTAATATTATTAACTACAAATGTTAATGGCCAAGTATTTAAAAAAATATATGATAAGGTATTTAAGTATTCTACCTTTTATGTAGCAGGAGATATTAAAGAGGCTTACGAAACTCAATATCCTGATTACTTTATAAGAACAGATCCTGATGATCTTTATGCAATACCTCAAGTAGTAGATGAAACTGTATATCATCCTTTTGATTATAGAGTAGGATTTGGTATAAGAAGATTAGCTAGATATGATTACGAAATAAAACAAAACTACATAGATGGATCTGAGAATATGGTAGGTATCTCAGCACCTACAGGAGCAGTAAAGGGATTTGAGTATTTATTCCATTTTGAAAAAGAAAGAGAGAGATCTGAAGAGTTTGTAAACTCTAGATACTTCTTAAGACATACAGGTAAATATCATATAGTAAAACTAGAACAAAGAACTCAAGGTAATGTAGATTTTCAATATCAATCTGCTGAGGTTAGATTTAAATTACCAATAGGTAAAAAAATAAGTATATCAGCAGGAGCTATAGCAAGATCTCATCAAAAGGCTTATGGATATAATCCTATAGAGCTTTGGTTAAATGAATTAGATGATCAAGGTAATCCTGCTAACTATTGGTACACGCTAGGTTTTGAATATGGATATACTGATCACTTTACAAGTTATACAGATTATAATACAGGTAATATATTTTATGATTGGATATGGAGAAATCCTGAAGGAGATATTGTAGCTTATGGAGATAGAGATTTTAGAGATAGAGTATTCGGAGATCTAATGAATAGATTTAATCAAGAGAGATGGAATGAGTTAGATCCATTTATGGAGGTAGCTCCAATAGTAGGAGTAGATTTCTATCATTATAGATCTAAGTTTTGGTTACACGCTTACGCTAATTGGATTTTACCTTATCATCATTATATAAAAGGTAATGAAGATTTCTCTTATTTACATAGAAACAGTTGGGGTTTAGGTGGCCATAATAACAACCTAGAAGGAGAGCAATGGGATGACTATCAGGGAGGTTTAATATTTGGATGGAAAATTAGTAAAACATTAGGCTTGTTTTTTGAAGGAGAGTATGTTAAATTTTGGGATAGTGAGATTGTAAATAGTAGTATTGGAATTAACTATAGATTATGAAGTTAGCAGAGTTAGAGGCAGTAGTAGATAAGTTTGCTAAATATGTAGTACAACAAGCTAAATCTAATCTTAGTAAAAAAGGAAAGAGAGCATCTAATAAATTGTATAATTCTATAAAGCCTAAAATAGAAGTAAGGCCTGAAGGATTTTATGTTTACTTTGAGATGGAGGATTATGGTGTATTCCAGGATAAAGGTGTTAGAGGTACTCAGGGATATTATGCAGATGGTAATACTGCATCAAGCCCTTTTAAATTTGGATCAGGTACAGGCCCAAAAGGAGGATTAACAACAGGTATTGAGAATTGGATTAAATTAAAGAAGTTTCAATTTAGAGATAAAAGAGGAAGGTTTATGAGTTATCAATCAATGAGATATATAATAGTAAATAGTATATGGAGGAATGGATTAAGAGCTACTATGTTTTTTTCTAATCCTTTTGATAAAGGTATTCAAAGATTTGGAGAT